ACTATAAACCGTTTGTATGGCCTGCTAGATACCCCCGAAAGGTGGCTATGTATGATGGCCTTCTTGCACCACAGTTAGAAGAGGATTTAAATACTGAAGATGACCTTGCGTGGAAGCCAACGGATAGCCGATTTAAGGAAGAAGATTTGCTGGAACGTGAATCTGCTATGGGTCGTAGCAACTTTATGTTGCAGTTTATGCTCGACACTTCTCTATCTGATGCAGAGAAGTTTCCACTCAAGTTTGCTGACCTTATTATTAACCCGGTCAATCCAGATACAGCACCCGAAAACATAATATGGTGCTCTAGTAAGGATAATCTGATTAAAGATTTACCTTGTGTAGGACTTCCAGGAGACTATTATTACAGTCCAATGCAAGTTCAAGGTGAATGGCAACCGTATAGTGAAACTATCTGCAGTGTAGACCCTTCTGGAAGGGGCACAGATGAGACTGTAGCATGCTTTATTTCCCAGTTGAATGGTTTGATGTATCTACATGAAATCTACGCCTCTACAGACGGTTATTCAGACAAAACATTATTAGCTATTTTAGCTAAATGTAAAAAATATAAAGTATCAACTTTACTTATTGAAAGTAATTTTGGTGATGGCATGGTATCTGAATTATTTAGAAAACATGCTATTAATAAAAATGTACCAATTAACATAGAGGAAACTAGAGCTAATGTCAGGAAAGAAGATCGCATCATTGACAGTCTTGAGCCTGTCTTTAATCAGCATAGGTTGGTGGTTGACCCCGCAGTTATTAAGTGGGATTATGAATCGGGTGCTGAGAGGCCAACTGAATCTCGATTCCAATATATGCTTGGATACCAAATCTCCAGGATGTGCAGGGAAAAAGGGGCTGTCAAACATGACGACAGAATTGATGCCCTCGCTCAAGGAGTCAAGTGGTTTACAGATGCCCTCGCCATCTCAGCCTCTGCCGTAATAAAAGACAGAAAAGACCAAGAATGGTTAGATCACTTAGAAGCTTGGATGGATGATCCTCAATCAGAGGCTAATCACCTTGTTTTAGGTATGGATTATTTACAACGTAAGCAAGCACGAGGTACCACCAAATCCCGCATCCCTACTTGGGTTTAATTCAACCACTGCCTTATACACGGGGAAGTGGTGCTCCTCGTGCGTGGAAACAGCGGTCAAATAGAAGGGGAAGACAACATATTCCCCTTCACTATATCGAACATAGGCGAAGCTTCGATCCACTATAAATGAAAAGATTATTATTAATTCTACTACTATTAAGGATAATAGGACCAGTAGGATTTGCCACCTATATATACCTACAGCACGATGGTCACAAGACGAGAGATAGTACAAGCTTTGAGCACTCCATTTGATGCAGCAGCACAAGGCTTAGATCCTTCAAAATACTTTGGGCTAGCTGTATGGCATGATGGCCCCACATTAGAAGAAAGTTGGATTACAATTAGTACAGAATATAATGGAGATACTGGAACCTTAACCAAATCTGGTAAATGGATACCAACTTTTGATCTTTCTGGTGAAACTCAGATAGATATATTCGATAAAAAAGGTACAGGTAAAGGAACCATAAAAGATATTCATAAACTTAAAGCTAAATTTAAAAGGCTTACTAAGATTTTACCTCCTGGTGAATATCAATTAAATGCTGATCACCCTACTAAAGCTCGGCTTTATATGAGAGAGTTTCTTAAAGAACCTTGGTTTAGTAAGAGTGGACAAACCTCAAGAGGTGTTAATTTATCTGATGAAGAGAAAATTAAATTAAAGAAAAAAGGTATACCATTAGAATATGAAACTATGGTGATGAATGTCCCTGAAGATGCTACTCGTATAGGAACAGGTAAATCACAGTCAGGTTTACATCTTGGTTCAGTACCAGATGATGTAGTAAATGATGAGTTTAAACGTTATATACAAGGAAAATATAATCAAAAAACCCAACGAGTTGAAGATAACTCTTTTGTTTATCAAGGTAAACGATATGGTTTTGAATCAGCGGGGGATAATAAACGAGCATTAATGCATGATGGGGGTGGATATAAATTATATCGAGCAGGTGATAAGCAAATTGTAGAAGCTAACCGTAAAGCTAGGCAAAAAGGTTTAACTCCTCAAATGTCTATTGAAGAATGGTTGGATATTCGTCATATTTATCATCAAGCAGCTGATTTAGGTTTAGAAGTCGATCATATACAACCTATAGATATAGGAGGTTTACATCATCCAAGTAATCTTCAACTTTTAACTAGAAAACAAAACCGTGAAAAAGGTACTAGATATGCTTCAGTTCGAGCAACTAAACAATTAGAGTATAGTGATCAAGCCCAGCCTATTAAACCAAGATTAGGTGCTAGTGCCAAGGATTATAAATGGGCACAGAAAATGACACAAAATAATACTACATTAAAACATATAGATGGATTTACTCAATATGGTAGAAAGGCTGATATCTATGCTAACATAGGAGCTAATTTAGCTTCTGGTAATACTATCGGTGCTGCAGCTGGTTTAGCACCACTAGCTTTAACTACTAAACCTGTTCAAAAAGGTATATTCCACTTAGCTAAGAAATTTGGTGCTAAAAGAGCTGCAGCTCTAGCCCCTGGAGTTGGTGCTGGAATAGCTGGTTTAGAGACTGCAGGTTATTTAGGTCAAGGTAGGAATATACAAGCTGGTATAGCCGCTGTAAGTGGTGTTACAGGTGAGATACCTATATTAGAACCTGTATCTATCGCAGCTGATTTAAGTAATACTGTTATTGATTATTTAACTGGTAATTATAAAGCTGATACTGATTACGATCCTAATAAAAGAGGATATGATATACCAAATAGAAGTACATTATCGAATTTAGGACTTAACTGGCGTAACTTATGACCACTCACACTAAACCACCAAGACAGATTAAACAACGATATTACTACATATTCTGGTCTATAGCAACTCTAGCAGTTGTTGCAGGCCAGATTTATGTTGCTAGTAGTTATCGTGGACTAGCGGAGGCACTAAGACAATCGCTACTATAAAGACAGAGAAGCTGTTGAAGATATATATGAAGGCTCAGGAGTGTACAACACGTAAAAAGGCACAAAAGCTGATTAAAAAGCACACCAAGCGTATTAGAAGGTTGTCTGCATTGAACGACCATTAAATTTTGGTATAATTTTCTGAAGGGTATTTACTACGCCGTAGGAAATAAATTCCCCCGTGGGGGTACCACGAAGTGTGTTGAGGCACTAACCGGGGTCACCATCACGGGTGTATCATTTGTTACATCCCCGGGAGATGCTGCGTGGGGCTTTTCGGGGGGTTAGGGGGTATTGTTACGGATTCTTAACAATCTGTTGACATGTCTCCTCGATATGCTATAGTAAGTACATCGAACAAAGGACAAGGAACACGACCTTATAACCTTATTCGATAGAGTGTTACTAATTATTAAGTAAGACTTGACATCAGCCACAACTCAGGCTATATTGAGTACATCAATCGGGAGCCACACCGATTCAAAACAATTGATCATGGCACTATTCAATCAGTCGAGTATTAAATTACTAGCGTGTTGGTAGCATGTGACACCGGAGGGACATTGACTGACCCGGGAGACTGAGGAAGACGCCGCACGGATTAAACCGTCGGTGAGCATGTATGAAGTTGTTTGAAGTGCTAATGTGTATAGACACTATGACCACAATCATGGCTAGGTGCAAGCCCTAGCATTAGCCTTTGTATATTATTACAAACTATGAACAATGAACTAATCATTGAGGGTCTTTATGAAGACTTTATGGATGAGTTAGTTGACACTGGTAACCTACCGATGTATACTGAATCTGAAATCAGAGAAATCGTAATGGAGCGATTCTATGCAATCACTTAAACCCTATTTCAATGGTTGTGCTATGCTTAGTGCATCCGCCGCCAAAGATGAAGCAGTCATGGCTATGCTAGAGTCTCAACAGGCTCAAGGCTGGCCAGTATCTTCAGGCTTTGGTAATCATCAAACTATTGATGAACTGATTGGGTCTTCACCTAGGTTCAACTCCTAGGGTCAGTATTACCTCACACTGAGTGAGGTTATTATTTCAAATGACATCAACATTCATTGCAATCGATGCTGAGCTTCTTGAGGAAGTCATGGTTGAAGTGTTTGATTCTCCTGTATGGGATAAGATTGAGGACTACAACCCTGAAATCAGAGAGCAAGCTGAGCTATTCTGTAAGGAATTAAATGACATTGGTATTACAAATTGTGAAGATTGGCAAGACCGTTTTTATGGTATGCATTTATGCAATACACGATTTCTTGAGGAAATGCTAGAAGATATCGGTGAACTGCAGGATATACCTACAGGCATTGTGATTGACTGGGAAGCCTCATGGGAGCGTAACTATCGCCATGATTTCAATGTGATACCATGTGGTAAGTACAATTGGTACTTCCACAACAGCTGATTGGATGTAGGTAGGGTTCAATTCCCTACCCAGCTATTGACTCACAATGAGTGAGTCTATTAATCACATGAACTTCAAACAAAGTAGATTCAAACTGCTACCTTCAATGAAGTGGAGAAGTAGTGAGTGGGTTAAGTACATCTTACCTGATGTAAAGAATGGTACATGTTTACTTGAAACTAAAGATGGAAATCTTTATGAGTATACAAATGTATCAAGACGTGCTATGCTTAACTTAAGGTTTAATCCCAACATGAGCTTTGGTTTCTGGGCTAACCAGAATCTAGTAAACAGTGATAGGGCTGTGCTAGTATGACCACCATCATCGTGTGGATATGTATAAGTGTATTACTTTATATATTCCTTAAGAACATTCATCACAATTACTAATGTTATTACCGCTAGCATTATTACCACTCGTACTCACCTACCTAATTATTGAATCAGTATGAACTACTCAATGAAGAACACAAAGCAAGAACTGTTGAACGCTCTTGCTACTAATGATTCAACTGATCTTAAAGCACAACGTACTATATTAGTATGGTTACTCTTTGTAGTTGCATCAATAGGATTTATGTTCTAAGGTGTTGGAGTACCGAGGGTTCAACTCCCTCGGCACCTATTACCACTCGCTGAGAGTGGTCAACTTTAAACAAGTGAGCTATTCACAACTAAGCAAGGGATCACGAGCGATTGTTGCAAAGTTTGAACTTGCTACCTCTCAAGAAGTACAGTCAGGTTGTGAGTGGTACTCTCATGCTTTCCATACCTGTGCAAGGATGGGCAAGATGTATGATGTACCTATCTCTAAATGTGCAGCTGTTATCGCTGCGCTATCACCTAACAATAGATGGGAGCGTAACATTAAGGATGCTGAGGACATCATCAAAGCTTTTAAACATGGTGATGATGATGACGTTATGGCAGTTAAGTGTTGCACTTACACCATGAATAAACTCAAGGCATTAAATATCCTTAAGTCATCAAGTCTTGACTATGAAACAATTCTTAATGGACCCAAGACTATTGAGTTCTATCATTGTATAATGCTAGAAGATGATGTATGTATCGATGGTCATGCATATTCTATATGGTTTGATAAACGTCTTACCATGAAACAAGTACCTAACATCGGTAAGAAGTTGCGTGCTCAGATTAAGCAAGATTATAAAGATGCAACATCATTCATCAATGAGGAAATGGATGCTCAGTACCTACCCTCAACAATCCAAGCTGTTACTTGGGTTACACATAAAAGAATCTACAACGTATGATTCTCTCCTCTAATAATATTGCTGGCAGTAAGAACCTTAAATGACCGTGTATTGAACATGGTGGTTGTAACGTAAGTCCAGTGTTTTATTGGATGAGGGATTCTCTCTCTAATACTCGGCCTTCCAAATAACATATCGTGAAGGAGTGGCATGTGAAAGTTAGTTATCTTATTATTAAAGAACTTACTAACGACAAGATCCGCCGAGTTATTATGTGGCATTAAGGGTTCAATCATTTTGAATATGAATAGTATTAAAGAAAAGTGTATGCCTTGTTGACTCTGATCAAGTCCTTGTGATGTACACCGCAGTACCTACTTATGTTCTTTAATACTTGGCTTCTTATATGATTACTTAAGTAAGTCCACATTTATTTATACTGATTCACTCTCTAAGTTTAGTGGCGTTAAGTGTAGGTTATGCGTATTACACGAGCAACATACAAGCACTTATATAAGTCCACTTTATTTACTGAGGGATTCACCACCCCTTTTTGTAACCACCATCATCGCTGTTATGGCACTTAATTACGAAACAACTCACGAGTATTACATCAAAGATCCTAGTATCTTTTGGTGTGAAGAGCATAACGGATTATGCTTAACTCAGGACTATGAGGATACACTTAGGATCACTGGTGTATCAGATGAATCAATCATTAAGTTTGTTAATGGACTCTACAAACATTATCCCGAATTGGCAGCATCATTCCAAAAAGGATGTAAGCTGGACACTAAAGCCTCAAGCCGTAAGGCAACACAAGGCAAAGCTAAAAGCACTGATTAGAAAACTCAATGTTCAAAAGACATGAGATCATCCCAGCATTAGTCGGGTTACTTGTAACCTGGCTATGTTTAGCTGGGGTCAGTGCTATTATTTACCAACAAAGATACGATCCTCCAAGATATCATGGCTAAACGTAAACCCAAGCGCAACCGCATCAACGAATTGATGAGATGGGACGCTACAGACGACTTAACACCGGTATCCATCATTGATGGCTTAGATGCTGCTTGTAACTGGGAGTTACCACCTGCCTATGTATGTATAGTACGAGCTGTGTACCCTGATGGGACATTAATAGAACGTGCTTACAAGAATGGTAAAGCAGCCAAGAGATTCATGATGGAAACTATTGCAAATGATGGGGATTTCACTATTCTCACCGATAACGTATTACAAGACACTTATGGTATAGACCATTATGGCACCTATTAATGCGATAGATCTAGCAGACCTTTTAGAATATGAAGGGTATGCAGTAGATCAAGACACAGGTGAGGTATACACCGAGCCTAATGGCAAGCGTACCTTATTGGTAATACTTGCAGCACTTAATCAGTTATATGTAGCCCATGATGCAGAGTTTCAATTAGGTTTTTATATACCTCATTGGAAATGCTATGACATGGACGGTTACTGTGACTTACATCCAAACGAACTACAATGTAAATGCTATGACGTTTGAACTAACACAAGAGGAGATTGAGACCCTCGACCAACACGAATACTCTCTATTTTTGGCATATGGCGACACCTTCACAGATCAAACAACAGTTTCAATTGGAGAAGGAAGCTATCAGTTGTGGGAAGATGAAGCTACACGACTCATTGCGGAAGCTGGAAGCGAAGTCTTACGCCTCGGCAAGTGTGTACGGAGTCAGCTCAATAGCTACAGCCCTACCTTTAGTGATCAAAGAGATCGAATCAACCAAGAAAAAACTGCGTAACGGTAATGCTGGTAAGTATTATTTACCAATATCCGAGCATGTTGAGAATCTAGAATCCTTAGCAATAGCCACCATCATCATGAAGGTGACTTTTGATATGGTGTTTTCAACTAGGTGTGATTCTGATCATATGATTAATGTGGTATCTTCTATAGGAGCTGCATTAGAGAATGAATGTAAGTTTAGGTGGTATCATAAAGAATACCCCGGCCTTATGAAATACATAGAGGATAAGTATTTCCATCCGTCGTGTGGTACTGCACAGAAGGTTAGTATTGCTAGCCAGATGTTTGGCAAGCGTGACATCCGTTGGCCTAACTGGGGTTTAAGGACCAAAGTACAGATAGGTACATGGGGGTTAGGTTGTGCCATCACTGCAACAGGTTGGTTCACTAAAGATCTGACTAGAATGAAGAGGAAGACTATTGTTAAAATAGTACCAACTGAATCATTCTCAGAGATACGAGACCAACTAATTAAATCAGCTGAATTATTCAGTGGTATGCCTTGGCCTATGCTGGTCGAACCTAATGACTGGACTAATGAAAGGTTAGGTGGCTACTTGATTAATGAGCTGATGAAAGGTTATGATTTGACTAGGCGTGGCAACCCCTGCCTAATACACGGGGAACTTCCTCTGAGCTTTTTAAACAAGTTACAGAAGGTAAGGTACCGTGTTAACACTCACGTACTGGACGTGGCACACCATTTCGCTAATAAAGGTTATAGTATAGGTAAATTTATACCTATAAGTACTACCTTTAAACCTCCTACACCTCCTGATATTGAGGATAACCCTCAAGCTCATAAGAAGTGGAAGAGAGAAATGGCTGAAGCTTACAACCAAGACAGGTTAAATTTTAAAAGATCCGTAAGAACACGGACACAGCTAGAGGCTGCTGATAAATTTAGGAATAAGGATTATTATTTATGTTGGTCTTTTGATTACAGAGGACGAGCATATCCTATACCTGCCTTCCTATCACCTCAAGACACTGACTTTGGTAAAGCTGTTATCCGCTTTGCTGATGAATCACCTGTCACATTAGAAGCCGAGGAATGGTTATCTTTTCAAGTAGCTACTACTTATGGTAAAGATAAAGATACCTTTGAAGATAGACACCAATGGGTACAAGATAATCTTGTCTTAATTACTAGGGTTGCTACTGATCCTATAAGTAATGTGTCTGACTGGGAAGGTGCTGAAGAGCCTTGGCAATTTATGGCTGCATGCCATGAATACTATCATTGTTGTATTAAATGTGATAAGCATCACACAGGATTAATGGTAGCTGTAGACGCTACATGTAGTGGTCTCCAGATACTTGCAGGGTTAGCTAAAGATGCTAGTACAGCTAGTCTCGTTAATGTCTGTCCTGCTGATAAGCCACAAGATGCTTATAAAGCTGTTGCCAATGAATCCAAGAAGTATCTACCTAAACGTATGCACTCTTGGATGACACGCAAGACAACCAAAAGAACCGTGATGACAATACCTTACAATGCAACTAAGGATTCCTCACGGAAATATATTAGGGAAGCCTTACAAGAACAAGGAATTGAACCTGATAAGGATGAACTAACTGAAGTTGTCAATGCTGTCTATAAAAGTATGGATGCTATAGTACCTGGGCCAATGCGAGTTATGCGTTGGATTAAAACTCAGGTTGGAAACTATATCCGTAATGGTGCAACTTATGTTGAATGGACAACTCCATCAGGATTTGTTGTTAACCAAGTACGGAATAAGAAGGATGTTAAAGTAATGGACCTACAGTTATTAGGTCGTGTCCAATTAGATATTGGAACTGGTGAAGGCGAACCAAGCGCAACCAAACACAAATCTAGTACAGCTCCTAATCTTATACATTCTTTGGATGCATCGATCCTGCACTGTTCTTTTCAACAGTTCAATGAACCATTCACAGTTATCCATGACTCAATACTTGCTAGAGCAGGAGACATGGGAACACTCAATAGACTTGTGCGAGAAACCTACACACAGATTTTCACGCAAGACTGTTGGCTCACCAGATTCGGTGAAGCAATTAATGCATCAGAACCACCCCCACTTGTCGGGACATTAGATCCTGACGTTGTAAACAATTCACCTTATTTCTTTTGTTAAATGCATCACTCACTATTTGACTCATTCTTTGCACCTCCCACAATTATTGTAGTTTCTGAAGAGAGGCTACAAGCTGCTGAAAGGCAGCAAAAAGAAAAGCAACTCAAGAGTATTGACTCTCGTATTGAGGAGCTAAAGGAGTACAGAGAAAACTTACACAAAGAAATCGCAGCACTACCATCCGCTAAATGAACACACACGTCACCAAAGAACCCGTACTACTCGAAGGCTTTCAAGCAGTCCTTAAACCAGGAGACTGGGGTTATAAGCTATCAGTCCTTATGGAAGAGGCTGTAGTTAAAGACTTAGAAGAAGAGCGTGAGAGTGCCCTAGAATGGGCTAGAAGCAAGGCGAAAAACCCTAAGAGGGTTACGGTAAAGCCTGAGCCTTGGGAAGAGGTAGATAACCAACCTGGTATGTATCAGGTAAGATTCAGTTGGAAAGATAACGACAAGCATTTTCCTGTTGTTGTTGACACTGAAGGTACTGCTATTACAGATAAGAACACTCCTATCTACAGTGGTAGTAAGGTTAAACTAGCTTTCTTCCAGAAACCTTATGTCCTACCTACAGGAGATATCGGTACATCACTTAAGTTAAAAGCTATCCAAGTTGTTAGTCTTAACACTGGAGCTGGTGTAGTTGATGACGGGGATATGTCAGCTGAAGAGGCAGTAGAATTATTTGGAACCTCGAAAGGATTCAAAATTGCTGAACCTAGTATTGCTGATGGGACTCCCTGTTCTGAACAAGTAGATGAGGACTTTTAATGAGAAGCGGCCTTGAGACACAGGTTGCTGATCTATTAACTGAATTGAAAGTTGATTGGGAGTATGAATCTAATTGGTACCCTTACGTTATAGAACATAAATATATACCTGACTTTAAAGTTGGGGATGTATACCTAGAATGTAAGGGTTATTTTTCTGCGGCTGATCGCCGTAAGATGAAAGCAGTTAAGAAAGATAATCCTAATTTAGATATACGGTTTATATTCCAAGCACCCTTTAACAAATTATCCAAAAGATCGAAGACCACTTATGCTACTTGGGCTGAGAAAAACGGTTTCAGGTGGTGTGCCTACTATGCAATCCCTACAAGCTGGCTTAAAGCATGAAGAATCGGAGTTCCTCTACCACCTACCATGTGCTTCATGTGGCTCGTCCGATGCTAATAGCATGTACGATGACGGCCACACTTATTGCTTCAGTTGCAATGCTCGCACGTCTGGAGAAGGAGAACCACCATCATCGTCCCCGCCCGTCACTACTAAAACTGGTACGGTAATAAAGGGACACCCTGTTAAATTAAAAAGACGGGGACTTAATGAAGAAGTATGCCGTAAATTCCGTATCCATAAAGATGGAGATGTACTACGCTTTCATTATTATGATAAGCAAGGACATTTGGTAGCGGCTAAAGTTAAAACAAAGGGTAAAGACTTTTATTGGGACGGTAAAAATGTCGATCACCAATTCTTTGGTCAACAACTCTTTCCTGATACAGGTACTAGGCTAACCCTGTATGAAGGTGAACTAGATGCAGCATCAGGGTATGCTGCTATGCCTACATGGCCTCATATGTCTGTACCTAATGGTGCAGCTGGGGCTAAAAAAGACCTACAAAAAGTATTAGAACTAACTCAAGGTTATGATGAAGTTGTTTTCTTTTTTGACAATGATGAAGCAGGCAAGCATGCGGCTGCTGAATGTGCCGCATTATTACCTCCAGGAAAGGCGAAGATCGCTCGCATGGAGAAATATAAAGATGCCTCTGAAGCCTTACAACAAGGAGACACAGAAGCAATTAGAAAAGCTATCTGGGACGCACGAACGTACCGCCCTGATGGAATTGTTGATGCTAAATCGTTACTTGAATTAGTCACAAAACCAGAACCACCATGTGCTTATGACTATCCTTTCACAGGACTCAATCAGAAATTACACGGGATCAGGTATGGGACACTTACAGCAATTACTGCTGGCACTGGCTCAGGAAAAACCTCATTCTGTCGTCAACTTGCAGCTGACCTCTTGCAAAAGGGGGAACGGGTTGGGGTTGTGGAACTTGAAGCAAGTAACAGAAACACCGCCCTCGGATTAATGTCTACAGCAGTAGGGAAACCTCTGCATTTAGGAGAACATGACCAAAAAGAACTCGAAACAGATTTTCGTGATACCATTGATAATTGGCATCTTTACCTTTTTGATGGCTTTGGTTCTTTTGACCCAGACGTTATTTACAATAGGATCGAATACCTTGCCAGTGGATTGGAGTGTCGTGTTGTATTCCTAGATCACCTCAGTATATTATTGAGTGGATTAGATGGTGATGAACGACGCATGATTGATTCCACTATGACGAAATTAAGGTCATTAGTTGAACGAACTGGTATTGCATTGTTTCTAGTATCACACCTTAGAAGGACAAGTAATGACAAGCACTCACACGAGGAAGGAGGACGAGTATCACTCTCAAGTCTCAGGGGATCTCATTCAATTGCTCAGATTAGCGATACGGTTATTGCCCTCGAACGAGATCAACAGACCGACTCTGATCGAAGCTCTACGATTGTTAGAGTCCTTAAAAATAGATATTCTGGCGAGACTGGCATAGCATGTAACATTAGTTACAATTTATCCACCTGTCGATTTACTGAAAATGAAATTAAGACCGATTTCGACCCACAAACAGACTTTTAAGCTTAACAGACCTAATCCACCATCACAAGCTGCCATTAAAAAGGCTAAGTTTGTTGATAAAACCTACAAATGGACA